CCCTAGGTTGCCAAGTCCCAGCTTTTATCTTGGCTTGTTTCCAAATTTCAAACTCTGCAGGAGTCTGTTTTGGACGGGCACTCTTCTGTTTTTGTTCTTTAACGACTTTGGGTGGACGATCTACCCACAGGCCTCTTCGTACACGATCCTGTTTCCACTCCTCGAACGTCCTACCCGGAGTTTTAACACTTGATTCACGCACCTTAGGATGAGAGTCACTATCAGGCGTTGATCGCTCTAAAGTGACATTCTTGGTCTCTAAGTGCGCATATTTATGGTCGTTAACGGGGGATGGGGGTGGGGTTGGGTTCAGCTGAGATGCTTGTACTAGGCGCTTTACTTCTTTTACATCCTCCTTGCGCTCCTTGTACTCGGGAATTTTACTATCATATGGTATTACATTATCATCAATTACAACAGGGACGTCTGATTTGGCAGACGTTGGCTCCTGAAACATTGGTGGATGCAACATTTGTGTCAATGATGATACATCCCCCAACCAACTGGTGAAACGTTGATAGTTAAACCCTGGCATAACTTTTTGGACGTACGCCATCATCCAATCAGCTGAATCATTAACATATTGAGACTCCTTATCCCAGTGTGCCAACCACATTGTCATTGCTTCACACCCGGGCTCCTGCTGTAGTGGAGTATCAATAAATTGTCTCGCCGTTTTACAAAAATCCCCTATGATAGGCGTGTTTTCGTCTGATAACGTAAAACATCTCAATTTCTCTTTGAGTTTCATTAAAGGGGTTACTTTACTAGCTAGTCTAACTGTGACATGGAACTTAGATAATTGTCGCGGAACGTCACAGCATGTGTTAACATCACCATACCATACATCAGGTGAGTACACCCTAGCCAAAAATGTGATTCCTAAAGCACCACTAGGTACGTAGTCGGCTTTCAAGTTCTGACCAACCATCGTAGCTGCTTTCTGCAGAGTCAAGGGCATCACATTAGCGGTTACACCATCATCTCCACCATAAATACCTAGCTTCTTAAAAGCAACTTCTGGTTCAACATAAAGGCCATCTACTTTAGTCATTCGTATAGCCAAGAAAGAAACAAAAGCATTTACTAATGAATTAAATAATGACGTTTCTGGTGAACCGGAAGCTCTGGCAGTGCCAGTATGGTATTGAGTCCCAAATGTTCCATAAGCTTTCAAATTATATTGGGCTCGGTGTAATTCCAACAATTGAGAGTGGTGTCGAGGCCTAAAGGCCCTCATCAAGACAATTTGTTCTAATTCACGCATTGAATTAGAGACATGGCCATCAAACCGTGAAAAATCCGTATTTGTAGCAAATTCCGCTCCTACTAATATTTGCACAACTCTTTCTGCTACTAGCTTTGGAGTTTTAGCAAAAGCGTACCATGGATGCAATTTCAAAATTGATTCAAAAGCATACAAATACTTACTATAGTTTCTCTTATCTACAGGATCAATTATGGATATGGGGCGTGGATCTTTAACATTACTGTAACCCTCTGCCTTCATAAAC